GGGGTACAATCACGAACCAGCAGCATCGTTTGAATGGAAGGGTCCGTCCCTCTGTGATCATGTTGCGGTTTGTAAGTGCGACTTGGAGGTAACCTTTAGGGTGGATTTGAAACTTCCAAGTATATACGTAAGTCGAAATGTAGACGGAAGGATGCGCACGACGAATGAAATGCTTCTTTATGCAAAGTCAAAAATAGATGGTACGTGTGATATTAAACATGGTATTATACTTAAGAAACGACATGGACAAACAGATGAAGAGGCGTTGAAGTTCGCAATAGAGGCATCAGGAAATACTAATATACATTTTATTTCTGCTCCAATGATGACATCATTACCGTATTCCAATTCTCCTATGCGTCCAATTGAGGCAAGAATTGAAGAATCGTTGGAGGGGGCAGATATGGGATATTTTGCTGAAAGAGGAATACGAGAAACTAGGCAATGGTATAGGAATCATGTTTGGAGACCTTACTTAAATTTTACACCATGGCATCAAAAGCGACTTATCAAAATAGAAGAAGATGAGAAAAAGAAAATTCCGTCCTTAAAAGAATTGGCTATGCGAAGGTTGTCGGGATATAATATAGCGCTAGGAACTACTAATGGACGTCCGCATATAATCTCAGCTATGGATAATGTGGATGGGGCAAAAAGTGTAGAAGCGATGGCTAAGCATGCTAGACCAGCAGATGTTCTAACTGAGCCATTGAAACAGTCATTATCACATGTTCCAAAAGCTTTAAATCTTATGTATGAAGCAATGGGAACGTTAGATAAAATTGGAACTCAGGATCCTGAAATAGCTATTTCTCGTTGTGATAATATGTTCTTAGGTGCTTCTGGAGGATCATATTTTGAGCAAGTGAAGAATTTTAATATACTTGGAGAAGGTTATGAAGTAGATATAATAAGAAAAGCCTCTCAAAAGAAAATACAGTCGCACCATGCAGTTCTTTACTCGATCGCAGATTTTCTTTCAGGGTATGAGCCAATACAGGTAATATTTACGCAAAATTTAAAGAATGAACACTACACTGATGTTGGAGAAAAGCAGAAAAATCGAGGAACATGGGAGAAGTGGTTAGCAAAGGTTCGATCATACGAAATTCCTAATGAATTCTTTATAGATTTGGAGCGAATATCTAATATGATGAGAATGTTATTTGAAAGAGGTAATATTATTTCTGTTGGAATGAAGTGGTCTAGAGGAGGAGCAGATTTCTTGGCAAAAAGGTTAGGGGTGGTGTTCTCCGAGGAATGGAAAAAAGTTTTTGGAGATGGTGACTTCTCTAGTCTTGATCAATCAATCCATTATATTTTTCTTCAATTGTTTTATCAAATGGCAGGGGTCTATTATAAGAAAGGTCATCCTCTGTATGAGGAGATGATGAGAATAATAGATTTCTTGGCACGTACTGTGTCGGCCCGTGTAGTTCGATTTTTCCAAAAATTATGGGCAATAGTAATTGGTAAGATGCCGTCGGGAGCTTGGATGACTTCTCATGGAGATTCGTGGATTGTTAGTCTATGGTTCTTTATGTATGGAGTTATGCAAATATTGAAAGCCCCTGTACATGTTCGCGTGAAGATGGAGGAAGAATTGGTTCAGCGTGTTATAAACATAATAGTTTATGGAGATGATCATATTATTACTACTGAACGAGATGATAGTGTTGTTTATTTTAATATGATTCAGTTTGCTCAGTGGTGTAAGACATATCTGGGAGTTGACATACGAGATGTTCGACCTGACGTTCCTTATACCGTTCA